ATTCTTTCATAAAAACACCTCCTTTATAAAGTATTTTATTTTGGAAACAATAATATTTCTAATGTAAAATACTTTAAAGAAGATGGCAAAGAGTTATGAATGGATACAATATTCTATATTAATTTAGATATAATGTTTTATTTTAAATAGGTTTAGTTTCATTTTCATAACATTTCATTTTTTCCCTTTATCTATTTTAATATAGTATGTTTATTATACCATAAAATTGGAAAACTGTAAAATTAGATATAAAATTTTAGGATTGATTATAAATTACTTGAAAAAGTGTTATAATATAGATATGGAAGGATAGATATATGAAGGGTTGCAAACTGGATTATATTGATAAGTGAATTTCGACCTCACTTCCTTTCTATTTTTATAAAATGGTCGAATAAATTAAATTATGAAAGGTCGAGATTGTAATGGAGGATAATAAACAACTAAATCAAGAAGAATATATGGAGATTATTGAAAAATTTAAAAAAGAAAATAAAGAAGATTATGAAAAGGGTAAGATTAGAAAGGTATTTGATGAAAATCTTATATATAGTAAAAGTGGAAGAACTATTCATTGGAATGCTAGTATAGGTTATCAAGTATATTTTATACATGAAAATATAGAAGGATGGCTTAAAATAATTAATTATGATGTAAAAACAAGAAAATTAACAATAGATTATAATAATGAATTGTTTTATATATTTTATGGAGATTTTTGCAAAGGTGGATTGTGTGCTATTTTGGGAATTGTTACAGTAGATTTCAAAATAGAAATAGGACAAACATTTAAAGATGATAAAAGAGATTTAACTATTATTAATAGAGAATATAGAAAAGAAGAACATATTGATAAAAAAGGTAGAAAAAGTATAGTGAATTTAAAATACTACACATATAAGTGTAATAAATGTGGGCACAAAGGATTGTCATTAGAAGGGTCATTATTACGACAAAAGACAGGCTGTGCATGTTGTAATTCATCTAATAGAACTGTTGTATTGGGGATTAATACAATATATGATACTGATAAATGGATGATTCCATATATAGGTGAAGAATGTGCCAAAACTCATACTCATGGTAGCAATAAAAAAGTTGAAGTAACTTGTCCCGATTGTGGAAGAATTAAAAACAAACCTATGACAATAGGTAATATTTATAAACGACATTCAATAGGATGTCATTATTGTTCTGATTCTGTAAGTTATCCAAATAAATTTGCATATGAACTATTAAATCAATTAAATAAAATATATAAATTTATTTATTTTCAACATGAATATTCACCATCTTGGCTAGGTCAAAGAAGATTTGATAATTATTTTATATATAATGATAAAGAATACATAATAGAGATGGACGGAGGATTAGGTCATGGTAAAGGAAATTATAAAAATAACATGACATCTGAAGAATCTAAAGCTATTGATGATGAAAAAGATAGATTAGCTAAAGAACACAATATTGAAGTAATCAGAATAGATTGTGAAATAAGTAGTTTGGATTATATTAAAAAACATATATTAGAAAGTAATTTAAATAAATTATTTGATTTAAGCAAAATAAATTGGCTAAAAGTCGAAGAATTTGCATTATCTAATTTAGTTAAAGAAGCTTGTAATTTATGGGATAGTGGTATTCATGATACTTTGAAAATTGCTGAGATAATGAAATTATCGAGACCTACAATTACAACATATCTCAAAAAAGGTTCAAAGGAAGTATCTTGGTGTGAATATAACCCTAATGAAGAAAGTAAAAAAGGTACTATTCAATGCAAACAAGTTAATAAAAAACCTTTAGAAGTATTTAAAGATAATATTTCTAAAGGAATATTTGAATCTGCTAGTGAATTAATAATAATAAGTGAAAAGTTATTCGGAGTTAAATTTGATTTTAGAAAAATATCATTAGTTTGTCTAGGAAAACAAAAGAAACATAAAGGATATACATTTAAATATATAATGAATTGAAAAGGAGAGATATTATGAATAACATATTGGAAAAACATCAAAAGGGAAAATATCGATATAAGAACAAGGACATAATTCTTTATCACCCGACCTCAGAACAAGATGAAGAAATAAAACAACTAGTACAAGGTAGTATACAAATAGATAAAGAAATGCAAGTTAGTGGAGAATTGTCATTTAAAAGTGTAAGATATATAATCAGAGAAATTACTTCAATAGGTCATGAAATAGATAATATAGAAGATAAAGAAATACAAGAAAAATTAGAGAATGGAGATAGGTGTTTAGTTTTATTAAAAAGAGAAATAGATTTATTGATTCAAGAAGTTGTTGATGATATATTTTATGATTATACGCAACAAATTAAAGAAATGAGTAGTTTATTAAATATATTCAATAGCAATGATGATTTAAATAAATTACAAACTAAATTTAATAAAGTAATGAAGAAATTTAAAATAGATGTAAAATTTGAGGAATTTATGGGTATGCAAAATAACCCACAAGCAATTGAAGATTTAACTAAAAAATTAAATATAAAAACTAAGTAAAGAAGTACTGTTTATAATTTGTACTTCTTTTATTTTTGTGTAAATGAAAGGAGAACGATTATAAATGGCTGATTCATATAAAAATTCAATAAAATTAGGCATTGCTCTTAAACCAACAAGCGAGGTACAAAATGAGTTAAATAGTGCTATACAACAATTAGAGAAAAATTCTAGTATAGATTTAAAAATAGATACAAAACAAATTAATCAATCTTTAAAAGATTTTAGTGAAACTTTAAATAGTATTAGTAATCAAATGAAAAACGGGTTTAATTTGGGGAGTGTTTTTAATGCTCAAGCAAGTAGCGTTGAAGGTGTTACTAATAAATTAAAAGAAGAACAACAAGCAATTGAACAAACTGCAAATACTATGAAAATTTTATCTAGTACTAAAATAGGTAATTCTGATTCTAATGGAAATATAACAGAAACATTAAAAACAGTTGAACAATTACAAGAAGGTATTGGTAAAACAACTAGATTAACAACTGATTTAAAAACTGGATTAAATACTGCAACTAATACAGAAAATTTTCAGAAGTTAGAGAATATAGTTGATAATTTACAAAACAAATTAAATAAATCAAGTAATAATAAATTTGTAAATGAATCTGTAATTACTGAATTGCAAAATAAATTAAATGGAATTAATACTAACACAGCCGAAAAAGAAATCAAAGAATTACAAACTACTATTAATAACTTAGGAAGTTCAGACAATCAAATAGTGAGACTACAATCAACAATTAGTAAAATGGAATCCAGTCTTACATTAATGAAAAGTAAATATGGAAGTTTAGTAGGTGATAATAGTTCAAAGTCTTCTTTAGATGCTTATGTATCTGAAATAGAAAAATTAAAAACATTAATGGCTAGTTTACAAAACGGTGGAACAATTAGTGGTCAAAAACTAGCTTCTGAATTAAATTTAGGAACAGAAGCTAGTAGGAATTTATCTAATTCAGTTAAAAATTCTAGTTCAGCACTTAAACTAGCTCAACAAGATGCAAATTCTTTTGGAGGAACATTATCTAAAGTTTTGAGCAACGCTGGAATATATATGGGTGCTTATCAAGGTATTCAAATGTTAACTAATGCCGTAAAAGATGGTGCAAAATATGTAGAGTATTTAAATGCATCTTTTACAGATATGAAAATGACAATGGATATTTCAGAAAGTGGTTTTACTAAATTATCTTCAGAAATAGATGAAATGGGTAAAAAAATCGGTGCAGTTTCTACAGATATGCATGATATCGCTAGAGTTTATGCTAACGCTAATACGTCTGCCGATGAAATAATGCAGAAGGTTAAGTCTGCTTCTGAATTGTCAAATATATCTGGCATGAGTGGAGTAGATACTACAAAATCCATGCAATCAGTAATAAATCAGTTTAAGCTAATGTCGCAAGAAGGTGCTACTGCTAGTTCAGTCACTCAACATGTTGGAGATGTATTAACTACTGTTTCTAGAAATATGCAATATGATTTTGCAGATGGAATAAAGCAAGTTAATGAAGCAATAAAGACTTCAGGTTCAGTGGCAGAGACTGCTGGAGTAAGTTTAGAGTCATATGCTTCTATGGCAGGTGCTTTTATACAACAAACAGGCAAAACTGGGTTAAATTTAGGCTCAGTATAAACTTATTCTAATATACGGCGAACACCCAGAGATGGACAACGCCTTGGAAGATTAATTTTAATACATAATAAAATAAATTAAAAGTGTTTACAATGATATAATAAAAAGGTATTATTATATTAGAAACTAGATAAGGAGTAATTAACCATATTGAAAAGGAGTATCCGAACTCCCTGTTTCTATTTTTATAAATTCGGAAATAAATTAAAATACATATCGGAGGTATTATAGTAATGAAAGTAGGAAACTTAGAAGTATATGGTATTATATATAAAATAATAAATAAGTTAAACAATAAGATATATATTGGACAAACAGCTAGAGATTTTAATAAAAGATATTTTTATACAGGAGAAACAAAATTAGAAAGAGTTTATAATCTGCATAAAAATATAAAAGAAAAGAATAATGGATATTATAATAGACACTTATTAGAGTCTATGGAAAAATACAGTTTAAATAATTTTGAATTGGTTGAAGTCTTTGATATAGCTTTTTCAAAAGAAGAACTAAATATTAAAGAACAATGTTGGATTAACGTTTACGATAGTTATCATAATGGATATAATCAAAATTTAGGCGGAGATGGGAATTATGGAGTTGAACGGAAAAAAGGAAAAGATAATCCAAGTTCTAAAGCTGTGGTTCAATTAAATAAAAAAGGAAAATATATAAAAACGTGGGATTGTATGGCTGATGCTGAAAGAGAATTACAGATTGCCATAGGATGTATAAGTGGAGTATGCATTGGTTTATGTGATAAAAATGGATACATAAGAAAATCAATAGGTGGTTTTATGTGGAAATTTTTAGACGATTATAATAAAGAAGAATCAATTATATATGATAATAAGGTAGGAGAGTATAATAAAAAACCTATAGTTCAACTAGGTTTAAATGGGGATTTTATAAAAGAATATAATTCCATATCTGACGCTTGCAAAGAAACAGAAGGTTCTATAACATCTAAAATATCTAATTGTTGTCAAAATAAAAGAAAATCTCATAATGGTTATATATGGATATATAAAAGAGATTATAATAAAGATAATAATTATAATTATAATGTAAAAAATAGTGGGAAAAATAAACCAGTAATTCAACTATCAAAAGATAATATTTTTATTAAAGAATATAATAGTATGTCTGATGCAAGTAAAGAATTAAATTTAAATATATCAAAAATATCTAATTGTTGTAATAATAAAAGAAAAACACATGGAAATTATATATGGTTATTTAAAGAAAACTATCAAGCTATAATAAAATAAGAATCAAAAATAAGCTAAAGTTTAACACTCTTTAGTTTATTTTATTATGTATTAAATTAATCACCAACAACGACTTAACGAATAAGGCTTGTATTTCTTATACAAGTATGTAAAAGTCTGAACTACACGCTATAATCTAAAAAAGAAACGTGTGAGAAAAGGTCAAGTGTAAAGACACTTTAAGAAGAACCTTTTCCGCTATATAATATTATTAATTATATAGTCAGTAGCCTTTAAATGAAGGGTGAAAGTAACAGAATCGCAGAATTTGCAGATTCATTTAAAATGGTATCAGCTAGAGTATTACAACAAAAAGAATTAGGTGCAGATTTAGGTATTTCAGAAGCAGATATGGCAGGAGCAGAAAAGGCATTAACTAAATATAATATATCTATCAGAGAGTCTAATGGGGGGTTAAGAAATTTAGATGATATATTAAAAGATACATCGGTTGCTTTTTCAACCATGAGTGACAGTGATAAACAATATGTTGCAAATAAACTAGCAGGTGTCAGACAAACATCAAGTTTTATAGCCATGATGGATTCTATGAAAGTTCAACAAGATCTATATGGAAAAGCATTGGCATCAACTGGTGCTTTAGAAGATGCAAATTCAATTAAAGCAGAAAGTTATCAAGGAAAATTAAACACTCTTAAAACAACTTTTAATCAATTATCAGCAACAATGATAAATGGAAAAATGTTAACTGGTGGTTTAGATATAGCTAGTGGTTCATTAAATGGAATTAACACAGTTGCTAGTAAATTAGGTACATTCCCAACATTAATAATGGCTATAACTGGTGCATTAACAATATTTAATACTAAATTTAGAGAAAATGTTAATATAATTGGTGGAGTAATTCCTGGATATTCAAAACTTACAAATTCTTTAAATGGATTAAAAGAAAGTTTATCAGCACAGGCAATAAAACAAGCAGAAAATATAAGTACATTAAAAACATTTGAAATGGCATATCAAAGTGGTGGAGTTTCAGTTAAAGGAATGTCTACTCAATTAGCAGGAATGGAAGCTAAATTAGTAGCAACAAGATTAGCGATGGTTGCTACTACAATTGCCACAGTTGCTATGGAAACAGCAGTAAGTATGGGTTTATCATTAGCAGTATCTTTCGCAATAACAAAAATAATGGATTTAGTAAATGCACAAGAAAATTTAAAAAAGTCTAATGAAGAAGTTATATCTAGTTATAAAAGTGAAAAAGAAAGTATAACCAACGCTACTAATTTATTGAAGCAAAAAACAGATTTAGAAAATAAAATATCTCAAACCAATGAAGGAACTAAAGAAAACAAAGATTTAAAAGAAAAGTTATTAGATATTGAACGTCAACTAGCAACAGCATTACCTAATAGTGTAACAGGATTTGATTCAGAAGGAAAAGCTATATCCTCAAATAATAAACAAATTGAAGAACAAATTAGACTAAAAAAAGAATCTATGTTAGCAGATACTATGAAACAATTAGGTAAAAATAATTCTGCAATAGATTTAACGTTAGGATACAATAATGGAGATCTTAGTAATATTCAGAATACTTTAGAAACGTTAAAAAAAACTAAAGCAGAATTTGAAAGTCAACTTGAAAGTGCTACAACAAATTTTGAAAAGTGGCAAGCAAAAACAGGAATAGAAAGTTATTCAAAAATGATAACAGATGCAGAATCCAGAATAGCTTCAAATAGAAGTCTAGTATTGCAAGCAGTAGACGCTGGCAAATCGTATCAACAAATAGCTGATGAAATGGGAGTATCTGAAGATGTTGTAAAAAGTTATGGAAAGGCAGTTCAAGATAATACTGAAAAACAAAAACAAAATTCCAATCAAATTAAAGAAGCATCAAATCAAACAAAAATTTTAGCACAAGCAAATAAAGAATTAAGTAGTGGTTCTAATCTTAGTACAGATACTATTAGTAAAATAGCTGAAATTTATCCTGAAGTTGGAGATAATGCAGAAAAAGCAACAGCAAAAGTTGATGAGTTTAATAATTCTGTAAAAGAAGCCCAAGCAAAGGAAGTTGAAGATGCAACAACCGCATATACAAAATCAGCAGAAGAAATAGCTAAAGCACAAGGGTTTTTAGATAAACTTAATAAATCTCAAGCTGTAACCCCAGCTTTAGTTGGTGAAGTTTTAAAAGTATATCCAGAATTAGCAACTAGTTTAGGTAGTGTTACTAGTCTTCAAGAAGGATTAAATAGTAAGATAAAAGAACAACAAGTTAGTCAAAATGAAGCCTATTTAACTATGATGTCAGATGATGAAACATTTTATCAAAATAAAATTGCCAATAACGATGAATATAAGAATGCATATAATAATCTATTAAATGCATTCGTAGCAGATGGGGAACAAGCATATACTATAGATTTTTCAAAATATAAAACTCTTAACGAACTAAAGCAAGGAACAATGAATAGTTTCGGTACGTCTGTTAATAAATGGTTGTCTCAGTATGTAGATGTTAATGCAGATGGCTATGCAGTAGATTTGTCTAATTTTACAGATATAGCAAAAGCAAAAGTCGCAGTTCTTGCAAAGCTAAATGAAGAAATAAAAAAGATTAATGCAAATTTAGCTGGTACAGAAGCGATGAAATCAGTATTTGACAATACTAATCAAAGATTAGAATGGCAAGGAGACACTGATTTACCACAGTCTGATGCTGATAAATTTTTACAAAAATCGAATGATGATGTTATTTCTAAATATAAAACAAAAATTGATCAATTGAACGGTGCGGTTAAAGAAGTTGATACTAAGTTTGATGGATTTGGTACAAGCATGAAAGGTTTCTCAGGCGGGGATTTAGGTGGGGCTTCTGATTTTAGTGGAACTGGAGAAGATTCTGGCAAAAAAGGTAAATCAGCAGAAACTTTAGCAAAAGAAGCAGAAGCTGAATTAGTTAAATCAGAAAAACAAATGCTTACTGATATTACTGATGCATATAATCAAGCAAAAGATAAAATAGATGATGATATTAATGCAATAGATACATCACTTCAATTACTTGGAGATGCAGATGATTCCAATTTTACTCAACGTGTAGATTTAGCTACTCAAAAAATAGCTAAACAAAAGGATGAAGTAACTAATGCAAGTGACCAATTACAAAAATTAAAAGATACAACGGTTACTACAGCAGAAGCACAGAAAGAACTAGAATCAGCTACATTAAAAGCTTCTAAAGAATTACGTACTCAAACTCTTGAAGCGAGTAAACTTCAAAAAGAATTAGAAAAGACTACACAAGAAGAAATTAAAGCAACTTTAGAAAAACAAAAGGAAATTGATACTGAGACACTTGATGCACAACAAAAAGCACAAACTGATAGATTAGATGCTATTAAAACTAAACAAGAAACTTTACATCAAGAAAAGTTAGATGCTTTAGATTCTGAAACCAAAGCTTTAGAGGCGCAATCAACAGCCTTAGACGAACAAAATACTGCAACAGAAAGAGCTACTGAATTAGAAAAAGAGAAGACTGACCTTTTAGAAAAACAACAAGAATTAACAAATTTAGAAAGTCAAAAAACTAATCAAGTATATCAAAAGCAAGCAGACGGCTCTTGGAACTTCATGTATGTTTCTGATAAAGAAGCTGTATCTTCCAAACAAAAGGAAGTTGATACCGCTCAAGCTACTTTAGATGAAACAAATAGAAAAAATGCTTTAGATGATGCTAAAAAAGAAATAGAAGACCAAAAAAGTGTTATTGAAGCAGAAAAAACATCTGAAGATACTGCATACGATAAGAAAAAATCATATTTAGATAAATATTCAGATGATTTAAAAGAATCACAAGAAAGAGATAAACAACGTCTTGAAACTCATTATGCTGATATTGATACTTTATCAAAAGAGACATTAAAACAGTTAGAAACAGAATATAATAATAATTGGGATGCGATAGCTGAACATATAACTACAACTTTGACTGCAACTAAAAAGCAATTAGAAGATTTAACTACATTGAAAGCCAATTTTACAACCACTGAAGCAGATGAGGCTATTAATAGTGGTGATGTATCGGGTTATATAAATAAAAATAAAAGTAAAATGACTGATGAAGCTAAAGTAGACGAAAACGAGATAAATACTAATCTAAAGAATATTGACACAAGTGCAAAAGTTGCTAATACTTCTATTGATGACTTAACTCAAAGTTATAAAGATTTATTATCTGTAAAAAATAATAATGAAATAACAAATGAAGATATCACAACTAGAAAGTCACAAGTTAAAACAATAACTAATATAGATTCAGAAGGATTAAATACGTCCTTAAAGAATTTACAAGATACTGATAAGAAACTTGAAATTGAGCAAGATACCCATTGTAAAACTGAATTAACAAGACAAAGTAAAGCACAAGATGATGAGTTGGCTAGTTTAAAGAAGTTCTCAGAATCATATTTATTAGTTACTAACAAATTCTTAGAATTATTACAAGTAGTATATGACTTCAGATTTAATAATATTACTACAATTGTTAGTGGTGCTGTGAGTAATATATTAGAAGCATTGATACAAACTGAAGCAGATTATGAAAAATTTGCTGAAATGTGGAATAAAATGCATAAAGAAGATGACCAAATACCTTCAAGTGTGGATATTTCAAGTAATGTATCTGGGACTGCTAGTTATAAACAATCTACTACAGATTATCAAACTGGTAAATTGTCCTTATATTCTGCTGATGCTTTTGAAAAATATGCAAGTCAAATTGGAAACGGAATAAGTGAAAGTTTATTAAGTAAGCTTAGTAACTATTCAGCTTCTGTTGGAGTATCAACTAGTACAAGTAATTCATCAACGGTAAATAATAAGAGTAATTCATCTTCTAGTAGTACTACTAATGTTAATATTAGTCAACTTGATGTAAATACAAAAGATGCACAAACATTATTAAATCAATTATTAATAATAGTTCAAAACAAAACAAACTTGAGTTAGGAAAATCATCCTAACTCTTTTTATAAATAGTGAGGTGAATAGAGTAATGGATTTAAATTTAAATAAAGGTGCGGATATTCTTATAAATGCAATGCAAATCCATTCAAAAAATGAAGTAGATAGAAATGCAATAAAAAGTATGCATAGACAAGGATATATAAAAACAGTTTTAGGAAATAATTTATATACTGTAGTTATAGATGAAGAAGATTATACAATAGAAGCAAGAGATGGATTAAATTTATCTGTAAATGATATAGTTATAATAATGTTGTATAACGGAGATATAAGTAGATCTTGGATAATAGATAAAAAACCAAAAAGATGGAAATAATTATAAAAACAATATAAGAAAGGAGATATTTTATTATGGAAACCAATAATCAACAAATATGTGGATTATCTAGAAATAGAACATTGTCTTGTAGAATAGAATTATTAGATTCAATAAATTATAATGTAGTGGATACTTTACAAGGAGAAATAACTACAGGAAGTATAACTTTAACTAATAATAATTCAACAAGCAGTGCAAGTGGTTCTAGTGGAGATGATAGTGACAATAGTAATTTTGCAAGAATATCAGGTAGTATTGAATTTATTTTATCTTCTGATTTAGTAATAGATTATTTTAAATTAGATTTAAAACATTTAATACGATTGATTGTAATAATTAAAGATAATGTTAGTTCTATATCTGCTTCATATACTTTAGGAATCTGCATTATAAACACTCCTAATATTATTAGAGGAATTGATGGAAGTAATAAAATATCTATAAATTTAAATGATTTAATGTCAAATTTTAATGGAGATTTTAGTGGGGAACTCGATCATAAAGTTACAATAGAAGCAAGTGATACTACTAGTGCTAATTTATCACAGACTATTCAAGGAATTGCAACTAATGCAGATTTAATGGGGTTAGATATTAGTAAAGTTATATTTGAATCTAATACATATCAAATATTATCTGAAATTACTTGTGAAGTAGGTGGCAAGGTAACGGATTTATTGAAATCATTAATGGATTTATATAAGGGGTATGAATTATTTTTTAATGCAGATGGTATATTAGTTTATCAAAAAATTAAAAAATATAGTACAGATTATCCTATTCAAGAATATAATAATAGCCCTAATATTATTAGTTATAGTATAAAAAAAGATTTTACTAATGTGAGAAATGATATAGTTGTCTTAGGTTGTACTGAAAGTGATACATCTAATAATAATGTTGGTAAACAGTATAAGGGAGAATCAACTGAAGAAAATGATAATCACCCTTTTAGTATAAATAATATTGGTAAAAGAAAAAAAGTTATTTCTGATGAAAAGCAATTAACTGATGATTCTTGTAAAAGTGAAGCAGACTATTGGTTAGATAAATATACAAATTATGCTGAAACTTTAGAGCTGAATATACTACAAGACTTTAGACTAATACCTAATAGAGTTATAAAAGTGACATATACAGATGATAATATTTCTATAAATAATAAAAGATATTTAATAAATAGTGTTACTTTTGGATTAAAACCGTCTGATTTATCTACAGTAAGTTGTTCATTGTTATATGATAATATTTAATAAAAACATAATACTAATAAATAAATTATAAAACAAACGTTGTAATTTTCTTTTATTAGTATTATTATATAAGCATACCGAATAAATACAAATTGTGGTATAATATTCTAAGAAAACAATATGGTGTATTTATATAATGATACTAAGGAGAGTGGACAATATGAAAAAATCTATAAGAAAATTAATAGTTATAGGCTTGATATCAAGTTCAATAAGTATTTTACCATTAGTTGGAGCAAGTGCAGAATGGAAACAAAATTTAGATAACACATGGTCAAATACAGATGTTTCAGATGGTTGGTTTAAAGATGATTCAAATTGGTATTTCTTTAAGAATGGAGTTATGCAAACTGGTTGGTTAAAAGATTCTAATGGAAAATACTATTATCTATCGAGTAATGGAAATATGTTATCAAATACAACTACACCAGATGGATTTAAAGTAGATAATAATGGAGTCTGGATTCAAAATACAACAATAAATTCAAATAATACTACTAACATAAGTACAAATGTAGCAAATACCGCTAATAGCAATAATAGTTCTAATACTAATGTAACTAGCAATACGGATAACAGTACAAAAACCACAGCTAATACGACATTAAATAATACTGGAGTAATTAATGCTAATACAACTAACAATGTTGATGTTACAGTTGATAATACCAGTAAAGCTGAGAATGAATATTATAAAGAGTTAAAGAAGAGTGAGCAAAAAAGTGATGATAGTTTAAAAGCATATTATCAAAAACAATTAGATGAAGCGAGATCAGATTTAGCATCAGCACAACAAGAACTAAGTAATGTTAAAGGTCAATTAACTAACAAGACATTAACAAAACAGTCAGATGGTACATGGCAATATGTATATGTTGCAGATTCACAAAAAGTAGCACAATGTGAAAAGAAGGTAAAAAGTTGTCAAAGTAATGTTGATTATTATGAGAAACTGGTTAAATAATTAAGATTAGTATATATAGTTTAATTTAAGACTTAGATTTATTTCTAGGTCTTTTTATTATGTAAGATTAGAATAAAATCTAATCTTCAAGTTTAATTCTATGAATTTTAACTTTCTTTCGTTCAACTAAATCATTAATTTCACAATCAAAGAATTCGCATAAAATTTCTAAATGTTCTTTATTGATCATTTTAAAAGTATTATTTACATAATCACTAATAGTTCCTTGACGTATACCAGTTTGACGGCTTAATTCTCTTTGACCTATATTATGTTGTTCCATTATTTCTTTTAGTTTTAAATGTATCATATCATCACCTCAATTATATTATACCATAAAATTTAAAAATGATACGAAAAAAGTTTCAAAAAAGTATTGACACGAAAATTGTATCAATGTATAGTATAAATATACCAAGTGATACGAAATATGTATCAAATAAAACTTGAGGAGAGTGTTATTATGGAAACAATTATTAATAATGATTATGAAAGCAACCTACCACAAAGAACCATAGAATATTTAGGGTTCTTAAATTTCTTACAAGAACAAAGAGATTGGGATAATGATTTAGTAATTATAAGTGGTGAAGAGTGGGATAAGTTTTATGATCCTACTACAGATGATGAATATGAAATGAAACTAGATATAGTTAATGTCAAAGACTTCTTTAATAAATTTGCAGAGATAACTAAAACAGACCAATGGAAATTTGAGAATTATTTTGTTAGTAGTAAATACATAGATGAATGG